GTTGGTCTGCTTGGTCAATACATTGACACTGAAACTATGGCTCAATAGTGCCAGCATCAACAATTCTTTCAGACGTAAGACAACCGCTTGCAACAGCTTTAGCAGGTGTCAGCGCCAACGTTTATAATCACGTACCCGAAACTCCGATCCCACCATGTATTGTTTTTGTACCTTCGTCGCCGTATCTTGAAATTGATACTATTGGCAAAGCGCAAGTCAGAGTTAAAATTAATTTAACAATTACAGCTTTAGTGCAATATAACAGCAATCCAGCAAGCTTAGATAATCTTGAGCAGCTTATAATGAGTATTCTGGCAGTGATTCCAAATGGATACATTGTCGGGGCGGTCAGCAGACCGAGCGTTACAAATGTCGGAGCAGCAACCATGCTTGTTTCCGATATTGAAGTTTCAACCTACTACACACAAACAACCTAAGGAGCGAAATGGCTACCACAGTAATAACTGGTCGGGATGTTACCTTTACCATTGGTGGTAACAATTTCGATGCACAGGCAACAAGTGCGACATTAACAGGCACAGTTAATCGTCAAACATACGAGACTTTGGATGGAAAAGCATACAAAGTTATTGATAATGATTTTACTCTAGCAGTTGAAATGCTTGCCGACTGGGGAGCAGCTGGATCATTATGTGAAATTTTATGGGGCGTTACAGAGTCAGCGCCAAACACAGGAATTAACACAGTATTTACAGCCGCATCTGGCGCAGTATTTACTTTCCAAGTGTTACCATCATGGCCTTCAGCTGGCGGAGCTGGAAATGATGCACAAACTGTTTCATTTACATTCCAAGTAATTGGTGTGCCAGCGGAGTCATTTACCTAATAACTAGATCGGGAGCAAAAAATGAAGTTACCAATAACAATTGAATACAGTTCAGGGGCGCAAGCTACTTATACAGCTCAGCCCCCTGAATGGCTTAAATGGGAAAAGATGACAGGACATACGATTAGTCAAGCTCAAGAAAAAATGGGCATTTCTGATTTAATGTTTTTGGCATACCATGCACATAAGCGCGAAGCTGCTGGAAAGGCTGTTAAACCTTTTGAAGCTTGGTGCGAAACTGTTACAGACGTAATTGTTGGTGATGCAGACCCAAAAGCCATCCAGCAGGAAGCCTAAATAGATTATTGGTTCAGCTGGCAATTGCCACGCAGATACCGATGAGCGAGTGGGTTGATGCTTCAGACATTATGACAGCTTTAGAGATTTTGGAGAAAAGAAATGGCAGTCAGCAGTGATCGCTCAATTTTTTATTCTCAAAAAGAATTAAAAAATATTGCAAAAGTTTTACGCAATATGGATGAAATTGCTGTCAAAGAAGTCAAAGAAAAAGTTGGCGCACTAGCTGAAAAAGAATTGCAAGCTATTCGCCAAGCTGCTGGATCGCGTGGCAAAGTAGCACAAAGAGTTGCCGATGGTGGCAAGTTGAAAAAATCATCTGTGTTAGGTGAAATCACATTTGGAGCTGCAAGCCAAACATTTTCTGGCGGAGGTACAACGCAATTTAATACCCGAAAAGATACAAAAGGCAACCGAAAAGGTTTGGGTGCAGGTGTTGAATTTGGTTCAAATAATTATGGCCAATTTCCCGCATGGTCAGGCGGTATGCCTAAAGGTGCAGGATCAAAAGGTTATTTTATATTTCCAACAATCAGAGCTTTGCAGCCTGAGATAATTAAAGAGTTTGAAGAAATTATTTTGAGCATAAGGAAAGAGTGGGCAAATGGCGGCGTCTAGTAGTAGAGCTTTAACTTTAGCATTAGCTGCTGACATTGATGGCCTAAAAAAAGGTTTAAATGCTGCTGACAAAGAAATACAAACATTTGGCGGCAAAGTTAATGAGTTTGGCAAAAAAGCTGCATTGGCTTTTGCTGCTGCCGCAGCTGCCGCTGGAGCTTATGCCGTAAAGCTTGCAGTTGATGGCGTTAAAGCTGCAATAGAAGATGAGCAAGCGCAATTAAGATTAGCGAGCGCATTAAAAGCTGCAACAGGTGCAACAGATGCACAAATTCAAGCTACTGAAGATTACATAACAAAAACGTCGGTAGCTGTTGGAATTGCAGATGACCAGCTTAGGCCAGCGTTTCAGAGGTTGTCTGTGGCAACTGGCGACGTTAAAAAGTCGCAAGATTTATTAAATTTGGCAATTGATATTTCAAGAGGAACAGGCAAAGATCTTGGGCAAGTTACTGAAGCTTTATCTAAAGCTTATGGAGGTCAAGATACAGCTTTAGCAAGACTTGGAATTGGTATCACAGCTGCACAGGCAAAGACATTAGATTTTCGTGGCGAGACACAAAAATTAACTGATCTTTATGGCGGCGCTGCTAGCAGAAATGCCGAGACATTTCAAGGCCGAATTGACAGATTAAGAGTTATATTTGATGAAACAAAAGAAAGTGTTGGTCAAGCATTATTGCCAATAATTGAAAAATTAATTGGTTACATTTTTACTTATGGTTCACCTATTGTTGAAAAGTTTAAAGATGCTTGGAATATTATAAAAGATGCTTTAGATCGCAACAGAGATACATTTGAAAAATTTGGTCAATTATTACGAGACGTTATTTTTCCAATTGTTTCAAAAGTGTTTGGTTATTTAATTGACGTTGGAGCAAAAGCGGCAGCAGCGATTATTGATGCTTTTGGCAAAATAGTTGATGCAATTACGCCTGTTTTAAATTTTATTATTGCAGCAATTAATAAAGTAATTGATGGTATTAATTTTGTTACTAGACAAAACATAAGCAATATCTCACCAGTTGGATCAGCAACTTCATCTGGTGGTTTAGGTTCAAGACCATTGGGCGGTGCAGGAATTTCCAGTGGCGGAGGAGCTGGCGGTGGCGGCGGTAGCGGCGGTGGTATTAGTGGAGGAGCTGGCGGTGGTGGCGGTGGCGGTGGTGGTGCTACTGGTGTTGTTGGTGCAGGATCAGCTAAAGATTTAGTTGATAGATTAACAAGAGTTAATGAAGCTTTTGCAGAATTAAATTTTCAAGTTATTACAGGCGGCATAAGTAATTCTGCTGCTAAAAGTCAATTTGCTAAATTACAGCAAGAATTTAATGTTTTAGAAAAGCAAGGCACTTCATTAGTATCTCAAGCTTTAGGCACTTCAACAATTTCATCAGGTGGCACAGTTATTAATTTAAATGTCAGCGGTGCAATAAATTCAGAGGAAACCGCCAGAGTTATTATTGAAAACATTAATGCTTCACAGGCTAGGGGTGGAGCTTATAGCGGCACTCCGTTTGGACAAGCTGGATGAGCGAATTTACCCCTGACTGGAAATTAACAGTCGAAGGCGTAGATTATACAAATTTAACTATTGCCAATTTAACGCACGCATCTGGTCGCACAAACATTTATAGCCAGCCAGCTGCAAGTTATATGAGCTGCACAATAATTGCTTTAAATAACCAAACATTTAATTTTGATTTAAATGATGGTATTGCCTTGCAGGTCAAAGATTCAAATGGAGATTATGTCAGTTTATTTGGCGGCAACATAACAGATTTGACTGTGCAAATTGGTAACACTGGGGCGACAGGCAAAGAAATTTTGTATAATATTACAGCTCTTGGATCTTTGGCTAAATTACAAAAAACATTGACTGATGGCGTTTTGGCTCAAGATCTTGACGGCGCACAAATTCAAGATTTGTTAGATGATCTTTTATTAAATTCTTGGAATGAAGTGCCAGCAGGTGAAGAATGGCAAAATTATGATGCAACAATAACTTGGGCAAATGCAGAAAATTCTGGATTAGGCGAAATTGACACTGGGCTGTATGAAATGGAAAATCGCAGCTCTAAAACTGACACGATTTATAACATAGCTGCTTTGATTGCCAATTCCGCTTTTGGGTATCTTTATGAAGATTCAGCTGGCAGAGTAGGGTATGCCGATGCTGACCACAGACAAAATTATTTATTAAATAATGGCTACATTGAAGTTACTGGAAACCATGCTATCGGTAAAGGCTTAAAAACAACCAAAAAGGCTGGCGACATTCGCAACGATATTTATATCAATTATGGCAATAATTTTGGCTCACAAAAGACAGCTAGCGATGCCGCGTCTATTGCAACCTATGGTTACAAAGCCGAAACAATAAATACAGTTTTACATGATGCTACTGACGCTCAAGCTGTGGCTGATCGGTATATTGACCAAAGAGCTTATCCGCAACCAATATTCGACACAATAACATTTCCATTGACAAGCTCAGAAATTGATGACGCAGACAGAGATGCTTTATTAGGCGTATTTATGGGAATGCCGATTTTTATAACTGATCTGCCAACTCAAATATCAGACGGACAATTTGAAGGTTATGTCGAAGGCTGGTCATGGCGCGTCAGCTTTAATGAACTATTTTTAACTTTAACCTTATCGCCTACGGCATACAGCCAAGTTGCGATGAGGTGGAATACCACGCCAATAACTGAGGCTTGGAATACTTTAAGCAACACTTTGACATGGGAATACGCTACTATTGTAGCCTGATTGAAAGAGAGATAAATGGCAAATCCAACCACGAATTATAGTTTTGCGATGCCAACGAACACAGATTTGGTAAAAGATTTACCTGCTGATTTTGAAATTTTTGGTCAAGCAGTTGATACACAGATGAAAACAAATGCCGATGCTGCAATTGCTAAAACTATTGTTGATGCTAAAGGTGATTTAATTGTTGCAACAGCAGCCGATACAGTTGCAAGATTAGCGGTTGGTGGAACTAATGGTCATGTTTTACAAGTAGATAGTTCAACAGCAAGCGGATTAAAATGGGATGCACCTGCTGCTGGCGGTATGACATCAATTGCAAGTGGTTCATTGTCCGGTTCAACTTTAGATATTACAAGTATTCCTGCTACTTACAATCAATTATTTTTAGAAGTCATTGATGCTTATACAAGTTTAGATGGATATGGTACTTATGTCAGAATTACTGGTGAAACAGCAAATTACAAAGGCGTATATTTGCAAAACTATGGCGGATCGGTAACTACTGGAGCAGCAAATACAACTAATTTATCCACCGATTTAGCTAAAGGAACTAAAAACACCGATAATAATAATTATTTTTGTTTAACCTTTCCAAATTACAAATCATCAGTGCGTAAAGTTATTTATGGTTATGGTGCTTATATTGATAGTGGTAATACTTATGATGTTGCTCAAAATACTGTCAGCATAAATTATACTTCAGCAATTAGTAGTTTAACAATACTTTGTGAACCCGGCGGTGCTGGAGCAACTTTTTCTGGCGGTACATATACTCTTTGGGGAATAAAATAATGACTAAAATTAAATTAACAAAAACAATTCACAATGCTGAAACTGGCGAAATTATTGAACGCGAATTTACTAAAGAAGAATATCAACAGTATGAAATTGATGCTTCTAATATAACGGCAATAAAAGCTGAAATTGAAACAAAAGCTGCTCAAAAACAAGCATTACTTGACAAACTTGGCATTGATGCTAATGAAGCAAAATTGTTACTTGGCTAATGAAAGTTTGGTTGTCAAAATCAGCTGTTCAATTTAGAAAACAAGTTGATGAATGTTATCCCGACAGGGATCGTAAAAGTGATGGATGGCTGGCTTCTTTGGCACATAGAATGCGATCAGCCAAATCCGATCATAACCCCGATCCAAAAACAGGATGCGTGCGTGGTTTGGACATTACTGCTCGGCTATCTGACGACAAGCGGGTTGCAGACTATTTGGCAGATCAAATTCGACTCTATGGGAAAACTCATGGGCGGATTAGTTATGTGATTTTTAATGGTCGTATTGCATCACCTGTTTTAAGATGGCGTTGGCGTAAATATAAAGGTGCATCAAAACATACGCATCATTTGCATATTAGTTTTAAAAAAGATGAAGACAATAATCCAGCAGAGTTCGACATACCACTACTGAAAGGCAATTAAATGAAACTATCAAAAAAACACAAAGCAGCAATAAAGTCATATTTAAGAGCTGTGGCAGCTAGTGGAGTTGCATGTGCGCTCGCAATTGCAGCTGATCTTAACCCTGCTTATGCGGCACTTCTCGGCAGTATCGTTGCACCAATTGTTAAAGCTCTTGATCCAAATTCTGGTCTTGAGGTGGATTATGGAATTAATGCGAAATGACAATCGAGTCTTGGGTTGGTATTGGCGTTGGCGTATGCGCCATCGTAACAAGTTTGTTTATGGCTCTCCGATGGGTTATTAAATCTTATTTAATTGAACTTAAACCTAATTCTGGCAGCAGCTTAAAAGATTCTGTTAATCGAGTTGAGACACAAATTTCTCGACTTGAAAAGCGTGTCGATGATTTATTTGTTTTAATAACCAAGTCATAATTTAAATCATGGCGAACACACGCAAGCGGACAACACGTAAAAAAATTAATCGGCGGAGAGTTCGCCACACTCCTGAGCCATTGTCTAAAATAGACCAGCATTACTTGGCTTTGCATGAATGCTATAAATCAGCCAGAAAAGCAGGATTCACGCCTGAACATGCTTTTTGGTTAATGACTGAAACAAAAACATTTCCAAATTGGATCGTAGGCGATGGCGGTATTATTCCTTCCATAGATCCAACTGACGATTCGGACGACGATTAAGCGTATAGCTTTTATCAGCGATCTCCAAGTTCCCTTCTTTTCTGAAGAAGTGGTCAAATCAACAGGTAAATTTTTAGCTAAATGGAAACCCCATCGCACAATTCAAATTGGCGATGAAATAGATCTTCCGCAGCTTGGCGGTTTTAACGCAGGCACAATTGATGAAATGGTCGGCAACATAAATGATGACCGCAAATTAACGCAAGAAGTTTTAAGTTACTTGGGAGTAACTGACGTGTTAGGAAGTAATCATGGAATCAGACTTTATCGATCAATAAAAAAAAGATTGCCAAGCTTTTTAAATTTGCCAGAAATGCAGTATGAGCGTTTTATGGGTTACGATAAAATAAACATAAAATTTCATCCTTACGGATTAGATTGGGCGCATGGTTGGACAGCTGTGCATGGCGACGCTTTCCCGCTTAGCCAAGTGCCATCTCAAACGGCCTTAAATGGCGCTAGGAGGCTAGGAAAGAGCGTAGTGTGTGGGCATACCCATAGACTAGGGGTTTCGGCCTTTACAGAGGCTTCCAGAGGACAATTAGGGCGTACTGTGTGGGGAGTAGAGGTCGGCAATATGGTCGATTTAAGCTCATCTGGAATGGCCTACACGAAGGGCTATGCAAATTGGCAGCAAGGATTTGCAGTTGCATACGTAAAAGAGCGCAGGGTTCAGGTCATTCCGATACCTGTAAATCCTGACGGCAGCTTTATATTTGAAGGTAAGGTCTATGGGGCGTGAAACAGACTATAAGCCACGCACGATTGATGACCATATCGATCAATTTGAGGATATTAATGTTATCTAATCGTTATAAAAAAATGGTCAAAAAATGGTGTGTCAAGCTTTTAGGTAGGTAATACTTAACCCATCAGCAAGCAAAGGTCTTGCGGATAGGGAGCAAAATATGAAACTCAAAGCTATTGATTTTGAGCGTTTGACCGAATGTCAGATGGAGTTTAACGCCGTAGCAGATTGGCAGTCTCAGTCAGCTCGGTTTGTTGATGGCCTTAATTGGAATCATGCTTACATTTATTGGTGTGAAAATTACGCATCTACTTTGTTAGCTTGCCAATATTTAGAGCAAAAAGGTTTTAGCTATGAAATTAGTTGGGATGATGCAATTCAGCAATATTGCTTTACCACAGATTATGCAGGATCTTGGGTCAAAGCATGAAACTTGCAACTATTGATAACAGGCAAGCTGCATTAGATTACGCAGCAAAAGGTTGGTCAGTTTTACCTTTATTGCCTAAGAAAAAAGATCCACATTTTGATTTAATTAAGCAAGCTTATCTATCAGCTACCACTGACAGTAAATTGATTAATTTTTGGTTTGATTTTGATGCCAAAATTAACATTGGAATAGCTTGTCGCACGTCAAATCTAGTGGTTTTTGATATTGATTATCGTAATGGTGGCGAGTTATTGCCGGAATTTACACCTACATACACAGTGCAGACAGGTGATGGTCTGCATTTATATTACACAGCTGATAAGACTGTGGATTATTGTGGAAAATTAATGGATGGCATAGATATCAAATTTAAAGGCTACGTGGCAGCCGCGCCATCAATTCATCCGTCAGGTGCAACATATACAGTTATAGATGACAGAGATCCTGTTAGCTTGCCAAAAACGATCAGGGAGTGGGCAACAAAATGAGTTTTGAAAACTTTGTTTATTTAAGTATTGGTTTATTTTGTTTAACGTTTTTTACATTACTTTGGGTAAATGACCAAAAACAGATTTATTATTGGAGAGGCCGCAAGGATGGTTGGGATATGCACCGCAGGCTAAATCAGCTGCAAAAAAAGGATGAGGTTTTTGATTATGACAAAAACTGAACAGCTATTTGCCGATGCAACAGATCTTATTCATCAAAGGGGATCGCAGTATGGACACCCATTCAGTCAGCATTCACGTATTGCCGAATTGTGGTCAGGTTATTTTAATTTTCCGATCACAGCAAATCAGGTGGCGATGGCTATGTGTCTTGTCAAAATCAGTAGATCAGTCGAATCACCTGAAAATGATGACCATTACAAAGACGCGGCTGCATATATTGCAATTGCCAAAACATGCCATGAAGCCATGCAAGACAACGCGCTAGATTGGCAGGAATAATCATGGGTTTTAATTTGGATGATTATGAAGACGTTGCAACTTTGAACAAATGGTTTATTGGAAATTTCCCGTTGGGTCGAGCAGATATTTCTGTGGTAAGCCATGATGCAATTAATGGTTACATTTTGGTTCAAGCGACTTTATGGCGAGACTCAAATGATGATAAGCCAGCAGTTAGTAACATAGCTTTTGGCTCACGCGAAACTTTTGCGCCGAATATGAAAAAATGGTATGTCGAAGACACAGCCAGCAGCGCTTTGGGTAGAGCAATAATTATTTTAAAAGGCAGCAATAAAACAGCCACAAAAGACAGTATGAAAAGGGTGCAAGAAGATGAAAAGAAAAGAATCTACTCTCCGCCAAATAGTAGAGCTGCTGCGGTGGAGTCTGTATTGCGTGAAGCTTTTGCGCAAGAGGAAACAAAAGCCAAAGATCCTGAGCCTGTATCGTGGTCTATTGGTGATGTCGTTGATGCAGTTGGGAACACGCAGCCACATGAGCCGCCAGTCTGCTGCGAAAAAGGACATATCTTGAAACAGGGAATCAGCAAAGGCGGAAAACCTTATTTTGGTTATGTTTGTAAAGGAAACATAAAGGAACACGCGAATTGGGCAAAAATGACAAGTAATGGAAATTTTTATTTTGAAGGAGGTGAATAATGGGATACGTTGCTTGGATCGATGGATCAGGTTACACAGTGCAGCTTGATGATGATGGCGCACACTTGGTCAAATCAATTATTAAATGTAAAGCATGTGATGATGACAGAGTATTTAAGGACGGCATTTGTTTTAAATGCCATGAATTAATTAATTATGTCAAGCCAGATTAAATTTAAATGTAATGGCTGCAACCGGCCAACAGAATTTATTTGGTTAGAAATGGAAAACATGCCTGATGGATATAAGTTGTATCAATGTAGCTCATGCTGCGCTGTGGGAGTTAAAAACACAGCTGAAGCGTTACAAAAAGACAGCAAAGTTAGCAGGTGCAACCAATGCGGATCATGGCAGTTTGATGGCAAGGAGTGTCATACATGTTTGTTGCTGCAATAAATGCAGGTTATTCTGAGACTTGGGGCGAGGATGATGACTGGAGGTATAGCTGCCAAATAATAATTGTGAGGTAAATCACTGTCCACATATTGAGATGGTATTGTCTATCCATGTTTAGGAGGGTTGTATGTATCTGCTAGGCTCTAGCTTTAGCATTTGGCCTAAAGCCAAAAATGCGAGCCGCCGTAGCGGTAAGCTCGCAAGGTGCTGGCGATTTGGGATCGCTCTATGTTTAGCAACATTTTGGCATTTAGACATAGCACAATCTCGAGAGATTAAAATAAATACATTAAAACAAATTACATTTCATAAAATGAATTATGACTTTGAACAATTTTATTGTGTGGATCAATTGATATTTAAAGAATCACGATGGAATTACAAAGCCAAGAATCCTAAGTCAAGCGCACATGGATTATTCCAGATATTAGGCAGTAAAGAAAAAGATCCAATTAAACAGATAGATAATGGATTAAAATATCTTAATGCAAGATATGATGGTTGCGCATGTAAAGCGCTTGCTCATCATAAGCTTAAAGGATGGTATTAATTGCGTAAGTCAGCAATAGGCACTAGGCACTGGGATCAAAAGATCAAGCCACGCATCCTTAAACGCGATGATTATACGTGTTTTTATTGCGGGCAATACGCGACAACTGTCGATCACGTAATCCCAAGAAGGCTGCAAGGCACTGACGATGAAGATAATTTAGT